TTATCGGTTCAGGAAACAGGGAAACAAAAAGAATTGATAAAAGATCAAAAAAAGACTTGACAAGCTTAAAAAGATCGGTTACATTAGAGTCACGGTAAACGAAGCAAACGGTTCAAAGTCACGGAATAAAAGACGTTAAAACCCACGGGATCAAAAAAGCTTCAACTTGCGAAAATAGGGCAAAATGCTCAAAAGTAGCAAAATACTGTAAACTGTAAAATAACTGTAAAAAAGACTTGACAAGCTCGAAAAGATCGGTTACAGTAGAGTCACTTAAACAACTTGCACAAGGCAAACGACAATGAAATTATTAACTACCATGTCAACCAAAATTGACAAGTCGCAAAATGATGAATACTTAAATGCTATATTGTATTTAGAACCAAGCTATAATGCGAAAGTATGCATAGCGGCTTCTAAGGGCTGTAGAGCGTCATGCCTTGTCAATAGTGGGCGTATGATTATGCAAAATGCGGTAGCGGCTCGTTTCAATAGAACCGACTTTTTGTATAAAGACGAACAGGGCTTTTTTGCACAATTGTATGCGGAAATTGGCTTGTTGCTCAAAAAAGCGACAAAACAGGGTAAAAAGCTCGCTATGCGGTTAAATGGCACAAGTGATCTTGACTGGTCGCAAATGTATCTTGCGTTTCCTACTGTACAATTTTATGAATATACAAAGCGCCCTGATTTAGCCCTCAAAATGGCTACTTTTGCAAATGTTCATTTCACTTTTAGCTACACTGAACGAACCAAGACGGAAACCATGCAAAAAATGCTTGACCGTGGGCACAATGTAGCGGTAGTATTCAAAGATAAAGTGCCTTCAATGTTCAAGGGTATACCAGTGATTGACGGTGACAAGCACGACAGGCGTTTTGAAGACGATAAGGGGCACATTGTGGGCTTGAAACTTAAGGGCACAAACGCAATCAAAGCGCTTGCAATCGAATCAGGCTTTGCTAACTGAAATTGGGGTGTAATTGTGGTAACATTTGAAGGTGAAATTATGAGCTATTATGAATCAGCAGAAGACATGGAAATTTCAAGGGCGCGAGCCTTGGATGAAATAGAACGACATGGTGCTACGCCTGACCTTGTTGACTTTTTCAAAGAATATGGGCGAAAATCTAGTTATAACGCACAAGATGTGTTAGACTGGCTCGGTTATTAATCAAAAGGGAAACCAAACCATGTTAACTATTAGCGAATTGATTGCGAGCTTGACCATAGAGCAAGCCAAAGCATACGAGGCAACACAAGACAAATTCGTTTTTGTTGCTGATGAGTTGCTAGAACCGAACGGCTTAAGCTGTCGTTATGTCAACCGTGTTGAGGATGAGCTAGATCACATTTTATCAAAAGGAAAATTATCATGTTAGTATTCAATTACCTAAGCAAAAAAGAGCTAAAAGAAAATATCGGCAAACCGCTCGACTATATTGAGACCTCGTTTTTTGGGGCTGAGTATTCACGTGATGGTGTTTTGACGGGCGCAAACCGCCCACGGATAACGGGCAGAGGGCGCGAGTTTTTTGCTAATGTCACAATGGAAAATGGGCTTATTAAGGCTGTAAAATAATGGATAATATCATGGACGACACCACAATGGACACCAAAGAAAAAGTGGACGCGCTGTTGCGAAAAGCATACAGTCTTTTAGATAATGACTATTGGTTTGTGCATGGTAGACTGGCGCACTCGTACCTTAGCAAAGACGCTCAGTTGGCTGATATTCGCGAGCTTACCTTGACTGGTCAAGCACTTTTAAAAGTTTCAGAGGCACGTAGTGCTTTATAAGGGGAAATTATTATGCTAGATAACGAAAAGTTTCAAAAAGTGGTAATTAGAGACATTTTTGAGGATTATATTTCAGTTGACTGTGCCAAAAGCATTGCTGATTTTGTAAACCATGAGCATGATCGTGGGGTTTCAGTTGACTTTGCGACAATTTTGGGGGCGTTTATGGCTTACTGGTACGACACCACAACACGCCTTGACACCGACCCTTTAAAAGTGGCACTGACTCGCGATATTCTCGCGTCAAGGGGATGATGTGGCTGATTTTTTCTTTTCATTCTTACTGGCTATTGCGCTGTGGATGGCGCAAGTGCTTAGGTTTTTTCAGGACTATACATAATGTTTAAAAAGATAGTAAGTTTTTTCAAAAAAGACTTGACAACACCAGCAAATGATGCTACACTTTCAACCATGTCATCAACACAAGGAGCAAACGACATGAATAAAATACTCAACGCCATAATCGAAAATGGTAAAATCTGCAAAGTACACTTTATCAAGCAGGACGGCACAACTGGTGTTGTTCACGGTCGAACAGGCGTTAAAAAGTACGCCAACTTGACCAAGCGAACAGAGCAAGACGAAAAGTACATCATGTTTTTTGATTTTGTCAAGGGTTACCGTAAAGTCAATCGCAAGTCGATCACTATGGTAAATGGTTTAAATTTACGCATTACAACACGTTAAGGGGCTAAAAATGAGCGTACAATTCTATGAAGTATTAGACGAAGACCGAGTTATAGTGAAATTTCAAGGCTCGAACAAGCTACGGCTGTTCAAGATATTTCACACCGGAAGAGATGGTATTTTATGCAATGACCTTGAGACGTTCATTGATTTTGAGAAAACAACCGAAACAGTATTTGAGGAGTAAGATGATGGCTAAATATTTTGTAACAGTGGAGGCTCGCCTTTCCTACGCAGTGGTTAAAGAGGTCTACGAGGTAGAAGCTACAAACGTAGACGAAGCTGAGAAGCTGGTTTTAGAAGGCTCTGGCGACTTGCTTGACGAATACGTAGTAGAGGGTGAGACAATTGACGATTATGTGGTAGAGGTGTGTTCTTTCAACAAAGGAGAGTGGGTATGTACTTAAGAGATCATTTTGAAAGCACAGGCAAAGACTTTAGGGTCGAGCGTGTTGCTAATGGGTTTGTGTTGTCGATCAATGGCTACAAAGCAGAAGACAAGTGGATATGCGAAGAAAAGTTCGTGGTCACTGCGGCAAGTGAGGTCATTGACTTGTTTGGACAATTTTTGATGGACGGGCGCAATGATTAGTATCTCTATGGTCGATAAGATGGGCAGTGATCTGTCTGTGGTCAACAGCGCGAGAGTGTCTTTTGACAAGCGAAAAGAGGTTATGGACTTGGGGGACGAAAAGCTGATCAAGTATCTGGCTGACCACAAGCACCTGACTCCTTTTCGTCACACGGCAATCCAGATTCGTTGTAAAGCACCTATCTTTTTGGCTCGACAACTTGGGAAGCACCAAGCAGGTCTCAGTTGGAACGAAGTGTCACGCCGCTATGTTGATAGTGAGCCTGAGTTTTTTGTTCCCGCTGAGTGGCGAGCGCGTCCACAAGGGTCGGTCAAGCAGGGAAGTGGCTCAGTTCACGAGCACTCAGCCGACTGGACAGCAAAGTACGCAACACAACTAAAAGATGTGGTGCATCTGTATTCGAAAATGATTGACCAAGGAGTAGCCCCAGAAATGGCGCGTATGGTTTTGCCTATGTCGATGTTGACTGAGTGGTATTGGACAGGAAACCTTTTGTCCTTTGCCCATGTTTACAACGAGCGTATCGCACCAAACGCACAGGAAGAAGCTCGTATTTTTGCAAGCAGTTTAAACGCTGTTATCCATCACCACTTTCCCAAAAGCTGGGCATCACTGACTCAGGAGTAATTAAAAACAATGACTAAACGCAAACCCAAAAACGCGCTGACAAGCAACAACCTTGCACTAGCAAATATCTCGCCGCTGACAGACAACCAAGCTAAGTTTTTTGATCATTACAAGTCAGGCAAGAGCCAGCTATTGTTGGGCTACTCAGGCACTGGCAAAACCTTTATGGCTTGCTACAAGGCGTTTAAGGACATTGCCGCTAGTGATGAGTACAAACGGGTTGTTATCGTGCGTAGTGCTGTGCCAACAAGGGAGATTGGGTTCTTAAAAGGCACTGAACAGGAGAAAGGCGCGGTCTACGAGCTACCGTACAAGAGTGTGTGTAGCGAGTTGTTTGGACGGGGTGATGCCTACGAGATATTGCGTAAAAACAACGGCATCGATTTTATGCTGACAAGTTTTATTAGGGGCTTGACATTAGAGAATTGTATTGTTATAGTAGATGAATTCCAAAACATGACAGCACACGAGGCAGATTCTGTGTTGACAAGGGTTGGAAAAAGTTGTAAAATTCTTATCTGTGGTGATATACTACAGCGAGACTTTACAAAACCCTCAGAGAAAAACATTGAGAAATTCTTGCAGGTTGTACAAGCCATGCCTAATGATTTCGATTTTAACTTTTTCAATGAGGATGACGTAGTCCGAAGCGGTCTTGTGGGAAGCTACATCAAGACCAAACACCGTAAGTTCCCAAATGGGTTTGAATAAGGAAATTAAGCATGAATGACGAAGACTACCAACGCGATCAAGAGTTGATCGATGACGCAAACCAAGACGAAGCTTATGACAAGAGCTTGCGTGAAGACTACGAGGCTTGCGAAGATGCCTTTGCAGAAGAAATCGATGCGGTTATACAACACATCCGAAACCTCGAAAACGCTTTTGCAGAATACGGGTGGGAAATCGATATCGCTGAGTACCTTTAAGGAGACAGACAAGATGGATGTAATTGCCCGACAATTAGAGATCGAACGCCTTGCCAATGATTACAGCTACAACCGCTTGATGAAAGAAGTCAACAGCCGTGTCAACGCAGGGCAGGCTGATGAGCTAGTAGAGGGCAAAATGATCTTAGTTCACAGTATCGACACGTTGTCGGCTAAGATCATGGAGTACTTTGACCAAGATATACGGGGCAAGATGAAAGCCGCCAGAGACATCATAGCTATTGAGTTCTACGACACACCAAAAGACCTTGCGTTTATTGTATTGGCTACGATTGTAAGGAGTATCAGCAAGGACATTCATGTGCCTACGATATCCCTGATCAAGCAACTGAACAGGTCTATTTATGACAGCATTTTGGTGCGTAGGTTAGATAAAGATGATAGTACCTTTGGGGCTTTTGTTGACAAGCGTTTTAAAAACCGTAGCGAGGCTTTCCGCAACCGCGAGAAGCTCAAGATCGTCAAGCGCCAAGCAAGTCTGAGTGACCCAGACCTGAGCGATATAACCACTTATCTAGGTGGCGTTCTGTTGGACTTGGTGATCAAGAGTGGTATCAATATCATTGAGACAAAAATCGTGTATAACAAAGGCAGACGTACTCAGTACGTGGTGTACACAGAGGAGTGTTTCAGAATGGTATTGCAGTCACGAGAGAGGTTGTTGACAGAGTACAGGAAGTTTCCAATTCTATTGGCAAAGCCAGTTGAGTGGGTTAGTTTCGATGGTAGTGGCGGGTATCACAACAGCGAGTTGTACAAGGTGTCGTTGATCAAGGCCAGAACAGGCTCTAAGAAGCTTCTCAGGCAGTTTTTTGAGCGAGGTGATGTACAGGCATTGTTCGATACTCTAAACACGCTACAGAGTACCTCTTGGCGCGTTAACAAGCGTGTGTTCGATGTGATGGATTACGTATTTCAAAACAACGTAGTTGATCACGAGTCGAGTAACAACAACCCGTACCTACTGGGTAAGATTCCCTACAACGGGCAGATGGAAGCAGAAGACTTTATCAATATCCATAATTATGGCGAGATAAATACTGAGGGCAAGTACAAAGGGCTTCCAAAAGAGAAGACAATGATGCGTAAGTATTTCAAGGATATTGAGACGCAACGCGACATTGTCATAGCGAACACTGGCAAGGCAATCATGCTAAACCTAGTGCTGTACAATGCTAAAGAGTACTTGCAGGAGGAGGAGTTTTATTTCAGCTATCAGTATGACTTCAGGGGTAGAATTTATCCTATCCAACAGCACCTACAGCCGCAAGGAAAAGGTGAGGTCAAGGCATTAATTGAGTTTAAGAACGGGTGCAAGATTGAGAATGATGACCAGTTGTTCTGGTTCTTAGTTCACGGGGCTAATTGTTACGGTTATGATAAGGAGTTGTATGCAGACAGAGTCGATAAAATCAGAGCAAAAACAAAGGAGATACAGGCGATTGCACAAGACCCGTTGGGAAACCGACAATACTGGAAAGACGCGGATGAGCCTTACCTATATCTGGCTTGGTGTTTTGAGTACAGCAACTATCTCGATTTTCCTGAGTCTTTTGTTTCTCATATCCCAGTTGCTTTAGACGCAACTTGTAGTGGGATTCAGATATACTCAGGGCTACTCAGAGACAAGAGTGGGGCTGAAGCTGTGAACGTGGTGGGAGATACCAGAAACGATATCTACCAAGAGGTTGCAGACAAGGTAAATGAGTACTTGGACAAAGGAGATTACCCAAAGTACTTGACATACAAGACAAGTGATGGTAAAGTACACGAGGAATGCACCAAGGCTCTTGCAGACAGCTTAAAAGGCAAGATCACTAGACAGCTTACTAAGCGCAACACCATGACTCAGCCGTATTCGGTTACTCGTTATGGTATGTACGAACAGTTGAAAGGTGAGCTTCAGGAGTTGGAGAACAGCAACAAGAAGTTCTGGGTTGGGGACGTTTGGATAGTAGCAAAGCTACTCACTGACCTTAACGACAGGGCTATTGCTGAGACTGTTAAAGGGGCTAGGGTAGGGCAGGGGTTTTTGAAAGAGGTGACAGGCGACATTGTGAAAGCAGGCAACTGGGTGTTCTATACCACACCTATAACCAAGTTCCCAGTGTTGCAAAAGATTCACAAGACGGTTATGGAAAGGGTTGTCACGCCAATTGGCAAGTTGTCTATCAGAAAGGCAACACTAGAGATAAACCCTACCAAGATGGTCAACGGGATTGCACCTAATTTTGTACACAGCCTTGATGCAACCTTGCTTGCTATGACTGTGTTGAAGCTGAAAGAAGATGGGTGTACTAACTTTCACCTTATCCATGACAGCTACGGTGTGCCTGTTAATCAGGTTCACAACTTGAATCTAAGGGTTCGACAGGCGTTCAAAGAGCTTTTCGAAGACAAGCCCCTAGAACGTTGGGTGAAGCAGGTGCATCCAGAGTATGCGAAGCAAGCAGAAGATGTTATGATCAACACCTTGGATTTGGAGGATGTGATCAATAGTGGTTATATTTTCAGTTGACTTCAAAAGAAAAGACATTCTAAGGAAAACCTCTTTAAGAACTCTATAAGAATAACTATAATAGTTACTCTTAAGTATCTTAAAGTATCTTAAGTAACGCTGTAAAAAAGGAGAAAAATTATGGCTACAAAATCAGTAAAACCGTTCGCGGTAAAGGGGTTCAACATGACCTCGCCAAAGGGAAAAGCTTTGTGGTGTAAAGTCACTGAGCCTGATCGGATGTATAACGACAAGGGTGTATTATCCACCTCACTTGTATGTAACCCTGATGACCCTACAGTACAGGTTTTTATCACCAAGCTAGAGGAGCTACGCGACATTGCGCTGGCAGAGACCAAAGAAACTTTGGGTGCTAAGGGTGCTATGTACAAGCCCCGCCCAGTGTTTACGCAAGAGTACACCAAAGACGGGCAGGAGTCAGGCAACGTGATCTTTAAGTTTACGCTTAAGGACGTAGATGACCGCAAGGCAGAGGGCAAGCAGGGCGGCATCGTAGTGGTCGATACTAAGAAACAGGTAGTCAGCCCTGTACCTTTGATTGGAAACGGCTCAGTGGTGCGTTGTGTGGCGTTTGCTAACCCTTACACCATGCCCAACACCAAAGAGGTCGGTGTGACGTTGATCTGGACTAAGATGCAGGTTATCGAACTGGTCTCATTCGGAGGCGCTTCTGACGATTTCGATGAAGAAGAGGGTTTCGATTCAACTGAAGTCGCACCAGCCAAGACAGAAGAAGAGTTCTCAGACGTAGATTTCTGATGACAGAGCAGGCATTCAGTGTGCCTATCATGTTGGAGGTTGGGGGACATACTAAGAAAAAGTACTACCTCAACCTTAACGGCTACCGCAACTGGCATTTTCAGTTGAATAACCAACTTAAGAAGATGTTTAAGATTGTGGTTGCTGAAGATATTCGAAAGCTTTCGCGGGTAGATAACGTGTGCAAGGTGACTTACACAATTTACTACCCGACCAAGAGGGCTTTCGATATCGACAACATAGGTAGTGTGATTACAAAGTTTACACATGACGCTTTGGTAGAGTTTGAGATTCTTGAGGACGACAACTACAATTTTGTAAACGAGATTTCTTACAAATTTGGGGGTGTTGACAAGGACAACCCAAGGTGTGATGTGGTTATTATTGAGCAAGATGATTAAAATGAAAAAATTATTTTTAGGAATAGCGTTATGGGTAGCTAGTGTGTCAGCTATGGCGGCTACACTGCCCGTACCTATTACTTGTACAAGTCAAGAGGAAACTAAGCGAAAAGTGGACAGCTTAGGGTATAATAAAAACTTAGGGGTTGAAAAGATTTACCTCGAAGCCTTGGGTGAGGTGTGGACAACAAAGTTTCTCAACGAGAAGACTGGGTATGGTGTTGTGTTCTTACTCTTTGAAGATGGGATGTGTATGCTATACGCATATAAGACAACAGCGGACAAAGAATATGAACGAACGAATTAAAGAACTGGCTGTTAAGGCTAGGCTGCTTGCAGAAGCGCCGAATGGTTTTGACCCAACACGCTTGTCAACGGCACAGGAAAAGTTTGCTGAGTTAATCGTCAGTAAATGTATTGCACTGATGGACGTAAACTATAGGGGTGATATGTACACAGGTGATGTGTTTGCTTGTGAGTATAACAACTGTATCAATGAACAGGTTGAGACGTTACAAGATTACTTTGGAGTTAATAAATGACAGATGAAACAATCAAGGGTGAAGGCTCTGTATCATTGATACGTGAGAATGAAGATGGTAGTTCAGACTTTCAATTCAACTTCTCACCAGAAGCGCTGGCTGCACTGACTAGGCTAGGCATCTTAACCGCTATACAGGCGGGAATTGCGGAAGCTGAGTGCCTAAATCCTGATGAAGAGCTTAAACAAGCAATTGAGGAGCTTAACGACACGGAGACAGAGCTAGAAGCCTGTGTTAAAGAGTTCTTTGAGAAGTATTTAAACCGCACAGAGGAGAGTGACGGCGGTAAGATGTTTAACCCAATCGTTGTTAGTTGCTGTAGGGCGATGATGACAGAACCACTTAACAATTTATTGGCTAGAATGGCTGAGTTGTCAGGTGCTAAACCAAAGGAAATGTATGATTAAAGATGTAACAGATACGCTAGAACAACGTGAGAATCGCTATGGCGAGTACGTTCACGTAGCGGCAACAGCACAGGACTTAAAAGATATCCTGCGCCGTGGGCATAGTTGGGATGTAATGGAAGCTTATATGCAAGAGAGCTTGGACTTGATAGCCAACAAGCTGGCACGTATTGCTAACGGTGACCCGTTCTATGATGACAGTTGGCATGACGTAGGCGGCTATGCTAAACTGGTAGAGCTTGAGCTAGAGAAGGGCAAGTAATGAGAACAAACGAAATAGACCTGTTCGACATAAACCAGACAGTAAGCGACATGATGTATGAGGATGAACACCTGTCCTACGCTGAAGCCTTAGAGCAAGCCCACTTTTTAAAAGAACGGACATTCTTATATATTTCAAACACAAGGAACGAGGATGACGAATGATAACGCCGATAGCGGAGAGTTTCTACACCACACTGCCTGTGGTGATTGCGGTAGCTCAGATGCACGTGCTGTATATTCTTCTGGAAGTTCGTTTTGCTTTGCTTGCTCTAAGTGGAGTAGGGAGGAAGGCGAAAGTCAAAGTCTCAGACCTGCTTACAAAGGCAAGCCGATGGCATTATTGAATTATGAGTACCAAGCATTAACCAAACGCAAGATACCTGAGAACATTGCACAGCAGTTTCGATATGGCTTAGGTCACGATGCTTCAGGTGCGCTGTGTCAAGTAGCCAACTACTTTAACAAAGAAAAAGAAATTGTAGCTCAAAAGCTACGGTATTCTGACAAGACGTTTAAGTTTATTGGAGAGGCCAAAGAAGCGCTGATGTTTGGCCAGCAACTTTGGGGCAACTCAGGCAAGAAGATTGTGATCACTGAGGGGGAGATCGACTGTTTATCAGTAGCGACAGCCTTTGACGGTAAGTACCCAGTGGTCAGCATTAAGAACGGTAGCACTGCCGCTAAGAAAGAAATTTCTCAGCACCTAGGTTGGCTGTCGGGATACGAAGAAATTTACTTATGGTTCGACAATGACGAGCCGGGTAGAAAAGCAGTTTCAGAATGTGTAAGCATCCTGCCTGTTGACAAAGTACGTATTATCCGACACCCTGATTACAAAGATGCTAATGAGGTTTTAATTTACAAAGGCAAGGCTGGTGTAGTAAACACGTTTTACAACGCTGAGAAGTTTAAGCCTGATGATATTGTAACGCCTGCCGATCTTTTAGATACAGTAGCCGAGCCAATTGAGATGGGCTTTGCGTACTACTACAGCAAGCTGACAAAGCTGTTGTACGGACGCAGGTTTGGTGAGGTGGTCACAGTCGGAGCAGGCGTGAGTGTGGGAAAGACAGACTTTGTTATGAGCCAGCTTGCTTTTGATTTAAAGCAAGGCTGGAAAGTAGCTACCTTTATGTTGGAGCAAAGCACAAAGGAGACACTGCTAAGGGCATCCGGTAAGATCGATGGTATTCATTACCACTTGCCCAACGTGACCATTGACAAAGAAAAGTTATTAAAAACTGTAGGTAGTTTTCAAGACCAGCTATATATGTTTGATAATTTTGGGAGCAACGCTTGGACTACAATAAGTGACAAGATACGGTATATGTTTCACAACTACGGTTGCCGCATATTCTATATTGATAACTTAACGGCGCTGAACGCCCACGCACAAGACGAAAGACGCAACCTAGATGCTCTGATGGCAGAGGTTGCAGGGATAGCAAGAGAGCTTGACATTTGGATATTACTTGTGTCACACTTGAACCCTCCAAAATCAGGAGCTAGTCACGAGGCCGGGGGAAAGACTGAACAAGGTCAGTTCACAGGCTCACGGGCGATTATGCGGTGGTCATACGCAATGTTTGGTGTTGAACGTAATACCCTACATGAAGATGAAGCAGAGCGTAACAAAGGCTTGGTGCGTATCCTAAAGGATAGGTTCAGTGGTAGCGCTACAGGGCGCACAGTAGGCTTCAGATATGATAGAGACACAGGCATTGTCCACGAGATGGATGATGAATTTGAAATCGAACAGACAGGAGCACCCAATGACAGTGATTTTTGATATTGAAACGGACGGACTTTATGAACAAGCTACAAAGATTCATTGCATTTCTATTAAGGTGGATGATTCCCCCACCGAAGTTTACGCCTCCTTACCCTTGGCAAAAGTCGCCGGGACAATCGAGCAAGGACTAGCTCTTTTATCCAAGGCTGACTTGCTGGTTGGACACAACATTATTGCCTTTGACATCCCTGTTATACTCAAGCTCTACCCTGAGTGGACGTATGGCGGGACAGCCGATACCCTTATACTTAGTAGATTGGCATACCCAAATATAGCACTTACTGACGCTAATAGGAAAACGATTCCCCCTAAACTAAAGGGGAGTCACAGCCTTAAAGCTTGGGGTTATCGGTTGCGTAAGCAAAAAGGCGAGTTCGGTTCTGAAGAGAACCAATGGGAGAAGCTGACACCATCAATGATAGAGTACTGCCGACAAGACACAGAGGTGACTGCATCCTTGTATGAAAAGTTGACCAAGTATCCGGGAACGCCTCCTGAAGCATTGTGGTTAGAGCAAGAGTTTGCCAAGATCATTATTAGACAGGAGCGGTACGGGGTTTGGTTTGACGTAGAGAAAGCCAAGAAGCTACACGTTGAGTTGTTGGGTGAGGTAGACTTAGCAGAGGCGGCATTGTTCAGTGTGTTTACACCTTTAAAGCAGTGGACGCGAAAGCCCTACCCTCTAAAGCCTTACAACAAGGACGGTAAAAAGTCAGCAGTTCTTTTGACCCAAGAGTCTTTGGGTTGCCACATGAATAAAAAAAATGAGTGGGGCTACTTCAAGGAGATTTACTTCAACCCTAGTAGCAGACAACACATTGGGCTGTGGCTTAAGACAGTATATGGGTGGAAGCCGGAAGAGCTTACTGAGACAGGACAGGCAGTGATTAACGATTTAGTGCTGGAGAGGCTTGACTTCCCAGAGGGCAAAATCCTGGCTCACTACTTTAACGTGACTAAGCTGGTCGGTCAGTTGGCAGAAGGCAAGAATGCTTGGCTAAAGATGGTAGACAAAAACCAGCGCATTCATGGCAGGGTAAATACGCTAGGTGCTGTTTCTCGCAGATGCACACACAGCACCCCCAACATGGCGCAAGTGCCAAGCTCACGTGCCTACAAAGGCCACGAGGCTAGACAACTATTTGGAGTACCCAAGGGCAAGAAGCTGGTTGGCTGTGACGCTGACGGCTTGGAGTTGAGGACATTATCGCATTTCATGGCGAGGTTTGATGGCGGTCAATACTCGAAGGCTGTAGACGAAGGCAACAAAGAAGAGGGCACTGACATCCACACGCTTAACCAGAAGTCAGCAGGGTTGCCAAGTAGGGATGCCGCTAAGACTTTCATCTACGCTTTCTTGTATGGCGCGGGTGACGGGAAGATTGGTGAGATTGTGGGCGGTAGTGCAGAGGACGGCAAGAAGCTTAAAGAAAAATTCTTTAAAAAATTGCCTGCTATTCGGAGCTTGGTAGAACTGGTTGCTAAGGTGTACAAAGAGACTGGTACGCTCAAGGCGATAGATGGCAACCCCTACCACATACGGTCAGCCCACAGCGCACTGAACACATTGCTTCAAGGGGCAGGTGCTTTGGTTATGAAGTACTACCTGATCTTTTTAGATCGTAACTTGTCAGTCAAGTTTACAGCAGGTAAGAATTATGAGTTTGTGCTTAACGTCCATGACGAAGTACAGATTGAATGTGACGAAGATATTTCAAAAGAGGTAGCTCAGATTGCTGAAGCAACCTTTGATGACGTAACAAAATATTTGAAGTTTCGTATACCACTAAGGGGTACGGCTTCTATTGGAAACACTTGGGCAGAGACCCACTAAGGATACGCTTAATGATTTTAAAGGACTACAACAATGCTTGATTTCGCAAAGGAATTACTACAACGCCATTACTGCCGACCCAACGAGACGGTCGATGAGGCATTCAAACGGGCGTGTGATTGCTTTGGCACTGATTCTGCCCACAGCAAACGGCTACAAGACTACATTAAAAAAGAGTGGTTTATGTTTAGCTCTCCAATCCTGAGCAACGCACCAGCGGCAGGAGAGACAGTTAAGGGAATGCCTATCAGTTGTTTCTTGACATACGTCCCAGACAGCATTAAAGGTCTGTGTGACCATACTACTGAAGAGCGTTGGCTTTCGGTTAAAGGAGGCGGCGTAGGCGGTCACTGGTCAGACGTTCGCAGTATGAGCGATCAGACCCCCGGTGTTAACGGCTTCTTGCACACAGTAGACGCAGACATGGTTGCTTACCGCCAAGGCAAGACCCGCCGGGGCAGCTATGCGGCTTACTTGAACATCAATCACCCAGAGGTTGTTGAGTTTATTAAGATGCGTACACCGTCTGGGGACTTGAACCGCAAGAACCTGAACCTGCACCACGGTGTCAATGTCACAACCAAGTTTCTATCCGCAGTAGCAGAAGACCTTGATTGGGAATTGATTGACCCACACACAAAAGAGGTAATAGAGACAGTACGCGCCCGTGATTTGTGGGAAGAAATAATTACAACCCGCTTTCGCACAGGTGAGCCATACGTAAACTATATTGATGAGGCCAATGAGCGTATGCACCCAGCTTTAAAAGCTTTGGGTTTAGAGATTAAAGGCAGCAACCTTTGCAACGAGATTCACTTGCCTACGTCTGAAGACCGTACAGCCGTTTGCTGTTTGTCCAGTGTAAACTTGGCAAAGTTTGATCAGTGGGAATATGATACAGAGTTTGTTGGAGATTTGATTGAGTTGTTGGATAACGTGATTCAGTTCTTTATTGACAATGCACCTGACGAACTAGCTAAGGCTAAGTACTCAGCGCAACGTGAGCGTTCTTTGGGTCTGGGGGCTATGGGTTTCCATGACTACTTGATGGAGCATAACATTCCTTTTGAGTCTAGTCTTGCAATTAGTATTAACAAGACAATGTTTAAAAACTTGAAGTCTAAGGCTCTGGAAGCATCTCGTGATCTAGCGATTACAAGAGGCGAAGCACCGGACGGAGAGGGATACGAAGTTCGTAACTTACATTTGTTGGCAATCGCACCAAACGCTAATAGCAGTATTATCCTTGGGGTGTCGCCTACTATTGAGCCACGAGCGTCTAACTGCTATACGCATAAGACACGAGTAGGAAGCCATCTGGTAAAGAACCCCTCTTTGGAAAAAGTTCTAAAAAATTTGGGGCACAATAGTGAAGCAGTTTGGAAATCAATTATGGCAAACGAAGGGTCTGTAGACCACTTGGATTTCCTAACTGATAATCACAAAGAAGTATTTAAGACAGCGTTTGAGATTGATCAGCGCTGGGTTGTAGAACACGCAAGGGCGCGACAGGTTTACATTTGCCAAGGGCAATCAGTCAACCTATTCTTCCCTGCTGGTATAGACAAGAGCTTTGTTAACTTAGTTCACCGCCGTGCGTTTCGCCCTGCTGATGATGTAGGTGTGCCGCTCAAGGGTCTGTACTATCTACGCACTGAGTCAAGCACAAAGACTGAGAAAGTCAACGTGCAAATTAAACGGGACGCACTGCAAGACGGTGTGCAAGGCGATTTAAACGAGTGCATTGCTTGTCAGGGATGATGGAAATAATTCTGTATCTAGGGGCGCTAGGAGCGCTCTTTAACTTTCTTCTTCAACTGCTGTGGTATCTTGAGATTAAAAGATCGAACGGCAGTATGGCAAAAAACAATATAAACAAAGGTAGAGAATGAGCTTGTTTGAAAAAAGCACAACATACAAACCACTTGCGTACCCCCAAGCCGAGGAGTACCGCTTGCAATCCGAAGACATTCATTGGATTGTAAAAGAGGTAGAGATGACCAAGGACATAGAAGATTTTAAGTTAGCGCCTGTAGAAGAGAAAGAGTACATTAAAAATATTCTTTCTATCTTTACACAAAGTGACTTCAACGTTGCGGCTGGCTACCTGCCTCTTATTAACAAGGTGCAGAACAACGAGGTTCGTGGAATGCTTACCAGCTTTATGGCTCGTGAGTTTATCCACCAAGAGGGGTACGCCCACCTTAACGAGAGCCTAGGCTTTCCAGACTCTTACTACACTGACTTCCTCAAACACAAAGAGACGTTAGCCAAAGATGAGTACATGGCAGTAACCAAATCCAACGGCAACTTTGGACTGGCGCTGGCTAAAGGTGTTTTGCTTGAAGGCATTTCATTGTTCGGTAGCTTTGCGATGCTTAAGAACTTTGAGCGCCGTGGCAAGTATATGGGTATGTGTACCATTAACGAGTGGTCACTACGCGATGAATCATTACACGTAGAGGGCAACGCTTGGTTGTTCAGAACGTGGTGCAAGGAAAACCCAAGTGAAATTAATGACCTTTTCAAGCTTCAGATTTACAACATGGCAAGGGAGATTGTACGGCTTGAACAGGCGTTTGTCGATTTTGCGTTTAGTACATACCAGCCGCCTAATCTATCTAAAAGCGAGGTTAAAAGTTACATTGAGTACATTGCGGATAGGCGACTTCCGCAGCTAGGCTTAAAGCCCAATTTTAATTCTTTTGAAAATCCACTTCCTTGGATGGACGAACTTAACAACGGTAGCTCACACGCCAACTTCTTTGAGAAGCGGGTGACGGATTATTCTGTAGCAGGGATGTCCGGTGAATACAACTACTAAAGGAGACAAAATGGAACACTATGCACTTGACCTTTCAAAAATGTTTAACAATAAAGAACCCGGTTTATTCGACAAGCCAGTTCCTATTGTAAAGCACGGCAGTACTTACCACTGCTATCTTACAACAGACATTGAAGCTCCAGAGGAGTACAGCGAACTGTGTTATTTACTTAATGTGGCGACTGCTAATAATAAAATCATTCTCAACATTAACACAGGAGGCGGTCAGATCGACAGCGCGTTCCAGATTATTGCTGCCATCAAGCACACCAAGGCCACTGTAATTGCCCGTCTTGCGGGAACAGTAGCCAGCGCAGGTACAATCATTGCCCTTAAGTGTGATGGACTTGAGGTAGAGGACTACACTCACTTTATGGTGCATAACTACTCAACAGGCACACAGGGAAAAGGACACGAAGTTATTGACTACATTAACTTTAACGACAAAGATTTAAAAAATACATTTAGAGAAATCTATAGTGGGTTTTTAACACCAGAAGAAATTACTGACGTATTGCGCGGTAAAGATATGTGGCTAACTGCTGACGATGTACGTGTTCGTTGGTCTAATAAACAAGGGATTAAAGAATGAAAACAATATTACTAGACATTGAGACAGCGCCCTCATTGGCATACGTCTGGGGCGTGTGGAAACAAAACATAGGTCAGAAGCAACTAGCAAGCCATACGCGAATAATGTCCTGTGCTGTGAAAGACCTATACGGTGATGATATCCGCTACTACGAAAGCCGTGGTGATAACGACAGAGAGATTGTACAGTCAATTATTAAAGAGTTAGATGCGGCAGACTTTGCTATTGCCCACAACGGCAAGAGATTTGATATCCCAGTAATTAACGCAAGAGCGGTAGTTAACGGTATCAAGCCCCCTAGCCCTTACCGCACTATCGACACCCTGTTGATTGCTAAGAGAGAGTTTAGGTTCATTAAGAACTCACTTGAGAACTTGGCAATTGAACTTAATGTGCCCTCGCGTAAGCTTGGTCACGGCAAGTATCCGGGGTTTGAGTTGTGGCTTGCTTGCCTCGCTCAAGACGATGCGGCGTGGGAAGAGATGCGTGAGTACAACTGTATGGATGTGCAAGTACTAGAAGAGGTATACCTGCGTATGCGTCCGTGGTACAGCAGTCACCCCAATGTTACAACAGGCAATGAGTCTGAAGAACAAAGCTGTCCCAAGTGTGGTGGAGCAGACCTTATGAAACGAGGCTACTTCTATACCAACAAAGGTCAGTATCAACGATATGTCTGTAAAGGTTGTGGTGCTTGGTCATCAGCTACTACTACAGAAAACACTAAAACTAAACGAAAAAGCCTTTTGGCTAGTCGATAAGGAGACACAAATGAGTTTACTAAAAGCAATTAAGAATGCTGCCAAGCCACGCGACATGGGGGCATTGAAGAGCGAGTTTATCAAGAACGTTGAGGCGCTAGGCGATCAAATTGAAGTAGAAGACCTGCTAGTACTCTCTCGCCTTTACGGTGAGTATGGGGCTGCTTACATGGCTCAGATCGCAGCTACGCTAGATGAGCCGCCTGCCGCTTCAAGCACCATGAAGTTTATGAATAGCTACATTGCTGAAGTATGCAAAGCGGCTAACGTCCACTACTACAACAGAGAGTTTGGATACTCACTGGTTGACAAGGTAGTACAAGACGCACTGGACAACGGCGGCTATACAACTCTAGAAAAAGTTATGGAGTTTATTGCAGAAATCGAATTGTCTTACGCAGAGCCTGAAGAAGAAACCGAAGAGGACTAAACTATGATCGCATTAGTAGACGCAGATTCATTGTTGTACAAAGTTGGATTTGCAATTGAAGAAAGAGTTATCTGGAACGAAATGGAAGTTCTGGCTGGCTTAGAATTGGAAAAAGATGAAAGTTATTATACAGATATTAAGCAGTGTTACAGAACTTTTGATCAGCTTATGTCTAATGTTACCTGCGCTACTGACTGCGATGCTAGTTTCCTTATATTTTCTGGTACAGATAATTTTAGGCTTAGTCTTCCTACCTCTTATAAAGAGAATAGGAAAGACTTTCGTAAGCCTACGGGCTATCGAGAAATCTTAGACTACGCTATTGAGACATACAACACTAAAACAGTTCATGGTATTGAAGCTGATGACTATGTTGTATGGCTCAAAATGTCAGCGCCAGAAGATTACATTGTTTGTGCTATTGATAAGGATGTGCTTTACCAGACGGAGGGCACACATTACAATTACCACACTGGGGAAGAAGTCGAGGTCAGGGAGAAAGACGCTATACGCTTTGCTTACTTCCAGACGCTCGTAGGCGACTCCTCAGACGGTTACAAAGGTTGCCCCGGCATTGGCGCAGTCAAGGCAGGTAAACTCCTAGACGGTCTTAAGACTGAGCGGGAAATGTGGGAAGCTGTTGTAGCAGCGTATGAAAAAAAAGGGCTTACTGAAGAAGATGCCCTCTGGGTTATGCGGCTGGCAAACATGAGGCAATTCGATGGTACAAAAGTCAATTATTGGGAAGCTCCAAAACCTGTTGATAATCAACAAGTTACGTAGTACTTCAAAAGAAAAGACAATCTAAGATACAAAGTACGCTTAAGTACTACAAAGGAGATATAAATGAAACTTACAAGTAACGCTTTTGAACAGGTTATTGAAGTTTTGTTAGAGAAATATCCTAATAAAATTCCCAAAGACCTTGTCTCACCTGAGCAAATTAGCAGGTTGATTGGTCAGCAAGACGTTATTAGGTATCTTGTCCAGCACATAGAGGCGCTTGATAGGAAAACGAAATGAGTAAAATGGTATCAATTGTGGTCTATGAAGACAAATACAAACTAGAACTGGAAAGCTTATTGCTTAATTTCAGCAAGGAAGTATTTGGCTACGGCACTGCTAGTATAGAGGACTTTGTTGCGACACACTGGTGCATCTACCTAGCGTTGCGAGACGGAAAAGCTATAGGTTTCGCAAGTTTTGCTTACAATACTTACTCAGGTATGAGACCGCCAACGGTTGGTTTTACATACCTATACGTCCTACCAGAGAACAGAAACACCAGAGCAATGTATATGCTTGCTATTCAATCTGGTGTATTAAGTGTGCAAAACAATTTGCCACTAGAAAATTATTACGCATCTGATGCATCATTTAAAATTGATCGAAAGATGCAAGGCTTAAAAGCCTACGAATGCTTTATCTACGAACCACAAGAAGTAGAAAAAGTTTTTGGAAGACTAATCAACAAATTAAAAATTAAGGAATTACCATGAACAAGTTTATTGCAATGCTGCGACAGTTGCTGGGTTTTGACAACGATATGAACTCTTTTGCAACTGCTAATGGATTTAGCTTTCCAGTTGAGACAAAACAAAAAAAACAAAACCCTAACATTATGCTAAAGGGCGGCAAAGGCGGCGGCGGCACTGTGGTTGAAAAACCCACCTATGTACCACCTCCATCAGCCCCTGCTGTTGAAGCTGCTGCTTCCCAAGAAGCTGCGGTAACTCCAGAAGAAGAAATGCGCCGCAAAAAAGAAGGCACTAAAATTGGTGCTAAGTCTTTGCAAATTCCAATCGTAGCAGACATAGGTCAAACAGGTCAAGTTGGCACTGGCGGCTCTACTCCTACAAAAGCTTAGGGCTTTTAAATGACTACTATAATCCAACACCCAGATACGCCGTGTACGTATCCAGTAGACATAGTAACTAATAGAACAAACGGCATTGGGAACACACCTGTAATTCTTGCTGTGTTTCGCAACGAGGCGACTATTCCTAACTTACGTGCTATCCTTCAAAGATTAGAGTTTAGGGCGCTTAATATAGGTGATAATACCCTAGTAACTTTTCAACTTGTTAATAACACTGTTCAAGCAGTTGGAGGCACGTGGGTTTCTGTTGGGGGAGAAAGCATGTTAGATATTAATACAACAGCAACCTCTATTGTTGGAGGACAAGTAGGAATTACTATTTATGAGACAGCAAGCGTAGCTCTAGGCAACACACCTCCTTCTGCTTCATTAGCCCAAATTGACGCAGAAGGTCTTGGGTTAGTATTGCATAACGGGGGTCAGTTTGCGCTTGTAGCTCATACCGCAACACCTGCCGCTACAATAGACCTTGCGTGGACTTTAAATTGGTTAGAAAGAGACTAAAGGAAAAATATGGCAGCAAAAATTTTTACAGTTGAGGAGCTTATTAATGAGTACTCAACTTCAAAACAAAAGTTTTCTAAATTAGATTCTGACCGTTCTGCTGTTTTAGATCGTGCTAGAGAGTGTTCAAAACTCACTATACCCTCTGTTGTAACTGAAGATGGTCACACAGAGACTGACGACATTGACACCCCCTACCAAGCCGTAGGAAGCCGTCTGGTTCACAATTTGTCAAGTAAATTATTGCTTGCCTTGTTGCCTCCAAACACAAGCTTCTTCCGTCTTATTCCGGATGCCTCTGTTGTAGACATGGTCGAACAACAACAACAGAACGGTAAAGTAGAACTAGAAAAAAATCTAGTTGTTCTGGAACAAGAAATGATGAAACAGATAGAGCGCGAAGCACTCCGTGTTCCAATATACGAGGCAATTAAGTCCTTGGTTATTGGCGGCAACGCACTCTTATATAAGACTGAAAAAGGTCTTAAAAGTTACAGGTTAGATAACTACGTAGTTGCCCGTGATTTTAGCGGCAACCCTTTTGAAATTATCAGCAGAGAAACTGTTACAAAAAATACATTGCCTTTAGATATTATAGAAGCACTAGCAGCAGACAAAGACCTTGCTGACGCAACTAAAGTAACTATTTACACACGCGCTATCCGCAAAGAAGGTGTTTGGTACGAGTTTCAAGAAATTGAAGAGGTACTGTTACCAGACTCTGATATTATATACAGCAACGATAGAGAGCTACCTTTCATCCCGTTGCGCTGGACATCTATCAATGGCGAAAGCTATGGGCGTGGCTTGGTTGAGCAGTATCTTGGTGACTTCCGTTCGCTAGAAGCTTTGTACCAGTTATTGCTTGAAGCATCTTCAGTCATGTCGCGTGTTCTCTTTGGTAAAAGGGCTGGCTCTGTCATTGACGTAGACGATATTAACGGCGCTGAGAACGGTGTCTGTATTCTGGGTGACCTAGAACAAGACATTACAGTGTTGCGAGTAGACAAAGGCAATGACCTACAAGTTCCTATGAACATGGTGCAAGACCTTACTCGCCGCCTTGAGCAAGCCTTTTTGGTTGCCTCTAGCGCAGCAAGAGAGTCTGAGCGTACCACTGCTACCGAAATCCGTTACATGGCGGCTGACCTTGAGAAATCTCTTGGCGGCGTATACAGTATCCTTTCCCTTGAACTACAGCGCCCACTGGCGTACCTGCTGTTGCAGCGTACCAATGTGAACGTTGAAGCTTTGGGTATTGAACTGGCTATTGTAACAGGTGTTGAGGCGCTTGGTCGCAACGTAGAACTAGACAAGATTCGTCAGTTTAACCAGCTTATACAAGAGTTGGGTAGTCCTGATATTATTTTAAGCCGAATGAATGTCGGCGTATACATTAGTAAAATAGCAAACAGCTTGGGCTTAGATGTAACTGATTTGGTCAAATCTGACGAACAGATACAACAAGAACAACAACAAGCACAACAACAGCAAATGATGCAACAGGGTATGGGCAATGTCGTAGATGGCGTTACCAAACAAGGCACTGAGCAAATGATGCAACAACAGTAACTAGCTATTAAAGGAGATATAAATGGCTGCAACAAAATCATTGTACGAACTCAAACAAGAGGGATACAAGAAAAAAAATCCAAATGTTATTACAGACGCTGATTACTACTTGCGCGATAAAGAGCAAGAAGCTAAAAGGGGCTATCCAAATAGCATTGATATGACTCCTGCTGTAGAAGCTCCTAAAAAAGTAACTGCTAAGGGTGAGTAATGGAAGAAAATAACAACGAACAAGGCGGGGCAGGCGCTCCTCCTATTTCAGAGCGAGAACAAGTCGAGCAACAAGCTTTGGCTCGTTTCCGCGAATCTCAACAATCCCAATCAGAAAAAGAAACTGGGATGCCAGAAGGGTATAACCCAGACGGCACTAAGCAAGAAGAAATGCTGGGCGGTAAATTTAAATCTCAAGAAGATTTGCTTAAGGCATATCAAGAACTTGAAAAAAAAATAGGCCAGCCCAAACAAGAACCTGCTGAAGCAAAAGCTGAAGAGAGTAAAAGTGAAGCTCCAAAAGAAGAGCAAGCACCTAGTTCTCTCAGCGTTGCTGCCTACGAACAAGAGTTTGTAGAAAAAGGCAGCCTTTCAGACACTTCTTACGCCAACCTTGAAAAGATGGGGTTTACCCGTACACAGGTAGATCAATACATTCAAGGCCAGCAAGCTTATGCCGAAACAGTTCGTGGTTCAATCTACGAATCTGTTGGCGGTCAACAAGAGTACGTTGATATTATTAATTGGGCATCGGTAAATATGCCGCCAGCTACAATTAAAGAATACAACAGTGCCGTTGACGCTGTAGATAAAGACAAGGTTATCGCACAACTTGAGTATATGAAGTTTAAGCGTGATCAAGCACAACCACAAACACGTGAAACAAGACGGTTAGAAGGCAACGCACCCACAAGCGGTTTGCAGCCCTATACCGACAAGAACGAGTGGCAAAAAGCTGCAACTGATCGCTTATACGGCAAGGACGCTAAGTATACCAATATGGTAGACCAGCGATACCTCGCGGCTCGTAAGCGCGGAATCTTGTAAGTAATTGGGGGCACTGGCGTTTCGTCTCCTTTAGCCTTTGTCCCCATTCAATTCCCAAAAGGACACACCGTAACCCTGATGCTTGTATTAATAAGTATTCTGTAAGCCCTAAGTAGAAGATGCGTTCGGACACAGTGGACAACTTAAAGAAGAAAATAAAGACAGCAAAGATTACAAAATACAATCTTAATCAAACATTCGAGGTAAATTAAAATGGCTCTATTAGTAAATAACATCGGTAACAACAGTGCATCCCCACGTGGCTTGCCTACCGATATGGCAAACGCATTGGAAATCTACTACGGCACAGTGCTCACCGCATTTGACCGTAAGCAGTTGTTCCTTGACTTGGTGACCACTAAGTCTATCGATAGCGGTTCTTCAATCTCTATCCCTGTGATCGGTCAGTCTTCTGACTCACAGACCCAAACTCACGTGCCCGGCACTGAGTTGACAATGGCAACTATCCCAGTTAAAGAGCGTGTTATCACAATCGATGCTCTGGAATACTTTGCTATGGCAGTTGACAAGTTCGAAGAGAAAGTACTGCATTTCGAAACCCGTGGCGAACTGGCTAAACAAGCTGGTGAAGCTCTGGCTGTTAAGATCGACAAAGCTGTTGCGGCTGCGTTGATTACTGCATCACAAACTTCTGGTACAATCGGTGGCTCTGCTGTGCAGGCTGACGGTACTGAAGTTAACAACGATGTAATCGACAGTGGCGCTACTCCTAAAGCTAAGGGCGATGCTTTGATCGAAGCAGTGTTCGAAGCCGTGGCAGCTATGGAAGAGAAAGACGTTTCTGGCGAGAAGTACTTGGTTGTTTCTCCAAAAATCTACTCTTACTTGGCTCAGTCTAACGCTGTAAACAAGGACATTACTGCTGGCACTAACGGCGGTTTGGACAAGGGTACAGTAATGGAAGTTGCTGGTATTCGTATTTACAAGTCTAACTACATCCCTATTGACAGCACGATTAGCGTTGGCGGTGTAAACAAGAAGCTGAAAGCTTTGTTGTTCACCAGCGAAGCAGTCGCTGTTGCTAAATTGATGGACATTACTTCTGAAGTAAATTACATCCCTGAGCAACTGGCAACTTTGATGACTACCTACTACTCATACGGTATGGGTGTTCTGAAGCCTGCGTGTTCATGCGTGATCACTGGCGGCACAGTAGCCTAAGTTAACGAGAACCCCCTTGAGAAATCTTGGGGGTTTCTTGTCTTTATATTTGTAGTCATTAAATTCGGAGTGTCTACAACTATACCGATAAGGAAAATAAAAAATGACAGAAATTGATGCAATCAACAGGATGCTCCGCTATATCGGCGAGCTTCCAATCCCATCAGGTGTAACTATTGAAAGTTTGCCTGAAGGACACGAAGGGCTTTTGTCCCGGACAATTCTAGCAGAAACGCTAAGAGAAGAACAAGAAAGCAAATGGTGGTTTAACAGCTTTGATGTAACCTACATTCCAAATTTAGACGGCTATATTACTTTGCCGCCTAACGTAATTGCTTTTGAAAGCCTTGAATATTTTAAAGAAGGCGGTAACTTATATAACCGAGCAGAACTGTCAGCGGTCTTCACAGACCCTGTAGAACTGCCTGTACGCCTTGAAATAACTTTTGACAACATACCGGATGTGTTCCGTACTTATGTTGTCCTGACGGCTGCAAAACACCTTCACGTTTATCTAAACGGTGATGAAACAACACAACGAGAACTTGAAAGCAAAATTAATTTGCAACGTATTAAAGTTGAACGTGAGCACTTAAAGCAATCTAAATTTAATTTTATTAAAGGCAACCGTTTAATTGATCGTAATACGAACCCAACCCCGATAATCTAAGGAGGAGTAGATGCCTAAAATTAATAAAGTTTATCCTCCGTTCTTTAATGGAGTAACTCAGCAAAACCCTGAGTTAACCTTGGATAGTCAGTGCAAGGAGATGAAAAATTGTATTCCAGACTTAGTAACAGGGCTAAAAAAAAGACCCCCTGTTACTTTTAAAACTGTAAAAGACTACGCAACTTTTCCAGAAATGGAAGCAGCAAAAGCTTTTCATACTTACGACCGTGGCGAAGATGACGAAGAATACATTTTCTTAGAAACAGGTGAGGCAACAAATCCAGTTCAAGTTTTTAATAAAAATGGGGACTCAATGGTTGTTGAGTATGCCAGCGAAGCTGTAAAAACATACTTAAATCAAGGAAAATTAAAAGGCTTAACTGTTCAAGACCGCACTTGGATATTTTCAAAAACTGCTGTTGTTGGTTTAGACACTACTAACACAGAACCTTTGCGAGAAGACTACACTAACGAAGCTTACTTTTGGTTAAAAAGAGGAAGCGGAGATCGATACAATCCATTTAACTACGCTGTGTATTTAGATGGAGAAACTTTTTCTGTAGACCCAGATAAGCCTAGCAACTCAACAACAGACCCTGCTACGGGTGCTGAAGACTCAGATAAAGCGGCTGCTTTGTTGGCAGCAAAAATTAACGCTACCACAGCAGAAGGCACTGTAAGATATGATTTTAATGTACGTTTAAACGGAGAAAATCAAACGTATAGTACTTATACTTCCCCCGGTCTTTTAAGTGTAACTGCTCCTACTTTTAATAAAACATTAAGTTTAGTTTCTTATAACTACAATAGTTTAACTGGAAAGTATACTTTTACAATTGGAAGCACCATAGCTACTGGTTTAGGTAATGGTTTAAACAATGAAGGCGTTGTAATTTTCTTTAGTCAAGATATTGTAGCTACTTTTACGTACACAAAAGCAGTTATAAATAATTTTAATGCAACGCGAAGAGGTTCTGTACTGCGTATTCGTAAAAACGATTTAGCTGCCTTTACTTTTTCTTCATGGGATTCATGGGGAAACCAAGCTTCTGAAGGCTGGCAAGGGTCAGTAAATACACTTTCTGAGCTTCCTAAAGACATGCCTTTTTCAAACGTATACGTTAGAATTGTTGGCGAAGAAGGAAACAAGTTTACTGACTATTTTGTAAAATGGAACGGCTCATCGTGGGAAGAATGTCTTGACCCAGCGGCTAATAGGGGCAAGCTTATTAATATGCCCATAAAATGTGACCGAACAGGTTTGGTAGCTGGTGTTGCTACATTTACACTTGACATAATTGAATGGTCACAACCGCGAGTTGGTAACGAAGATAATAATCCCGACCCTTCTTTTGTTAATGGTACAATTCAAGATTTGTTCTTTTACAAAAATCGGTTAGGCTTGGCTTCTGCTGATAGCGTTGTGCTTTCTGAAAATGCTAATTACACAAACTTTTACACTTCTACGGCTATTGATGTTCTTGACGTAGACTTAGTTGACATTACAATTGCTACCAATCAAGCAAGTAAAATTTACTTTGTCAAGCCTTTTAATAACTCTTTGTACATTTTCACTAAGTACGCACAATACGAGCTTTTAAACGAAGGTTATTTTAGTCCAAGTTCAGTTTCTTTAAGCAATACAACTAACTACCCAATGGCTATTGATGTTGAGCCTGTTGTTGTTAATGATAGTTTGTACTTTATTTCAACAACAAACAACAGACAGCAATTACGCGAATATATTAAAACTGATAATTTAACTGTTAAAGGTATTGATTTAAATATTAGCACTCCTACATACTTAGATAAACCAATTAAGAAATTAATTCCAGATGGTGTATTAGGTTTTGTTTTGTGCTGTGCTGCCGACAATACAATTTATTTGTACAACTACAAGGAAGATGGGGAAAAAAGAATTCAATCTGCTTGGAATACTTGGACAGTGTTAGAAACTTTGCCTGTTCTTCCAAATTCTTACGAATATTTCTTACTAGCTTCTACTGCTTTGGTTCTTTGTAAAACAGACGCTGACTATAGATATCATCAGTTGCAACTTGATTACAATATTCCAAACACAAATATAGATAATTCCTCTAGTAATAACGTAGATATTATTGAATACCCTTACAGAGCAAGTGTTTTACTGCCGGATTATTACCCGCAGCTAACTTCTGTAAGAACGCCTATGAACAAGATGCTTATTAAAAAGATTACTGTTGAAGGCACAGGGGACTTTGATGCTACTGTTTATCGTAAAGACTACGGAACAACTTACACAAAATCACACACTAACTCTTTGAGAGATTTGGATCTGCATATAGCTTCAAAAGTAGGTAACGTAGAAGTTACTATCTTTGATGAAACTAGAAAAGATTTTGTAATTACCTCAATTGTTATTGAAGGTTTGTTTTCTACAACTTCTAAAGAAATGAAATAAGGATATTATGGAAACTCCATCACGACATTCCTTTAACTTGGATGGCAGTACAAGGGTTTTTCCTGTACCGTCTCCAATTAAAGGAGATAACTATTGTAGGATTGAAGTCAATGGTGAAATACTAAACGACCGATCTAAATACGATATTGTAAATAACTCAATTGTATTTGTTAGTACAACCGATGTTCCCGCAGGCGGTCAACTAGATATTCTTGTTGTTCAATCTGAAGAGGCTATTGGTCAGCTTGCAATTACAACTAACATTGACATTGTTGCAATTAATATTGGAACGATTAATGCTGTTGGCGCTTCAATTGAAGATATAAATGCAGTAGCAGCCGCTATTGATGATGTCCTAACTGCTGAAGCTAGTGCAACTACAGCAACGGCACAGGCTGCTCTAGCGGTCTCAGCGGCTTCCACTGCTACTACCCAAGCAGGGCTTGCTACAACGGCTTCTAATGCTGCTGTAGGCGCTCAGGCGGCTGTTGCGGCAGACGCTTTAGCAGCTACTAACGCAGCACAATCTGCTACCACTAGTGCGGCAACTGCTACAACTAGAGCAGGCGAAGCTGTCGTTAGTGCTGACGCAGCCGCTCAATCTGCTCTTGAAGCAGCTCAATCTGCTGGCGGTGGTATTGTTGCTATTAGTAGTCAAGATCAAAACGTTGATTATCTTGAAACTAAATTTGTTGCAGGCACTGACATTGAAATTACAAAAATAAACCCCGGCGGCGTTGAGCAATTAAAACTGTCTAGTCCGTATTCTATTGCGTATGCCATTGCCCTAGGAGGCTAATATAAATGAGTAAAAAATTAATTCACAAATATACGTTTGACGCATCAGCGCAAACTATTACACTTGATGGTATCCACGGGCGTGATAGGTTGTTAATGATTTCAAACGTAACACGGAACGTTGTATTGTATGTTTTTAATAACCCTTCTTTGGGTTTGTCAAACTACTCTATTGACACCGTTACTGAAACAACCACGTTGTCTTTGGTACTTGACACTACCGCGATGCAAGATGGAGATGTACTTCAAATCTTCTTAGAAACCGATAGTCAATCTTTTACCCCTGACGAAACGTATACTGACCCTGTGTCAAAGTTTCGGGTCTCTCAACCTGAAAACTTGATTGACACCGACTTTGAGTATGGTCTACAATCAACCAAGTGGGAAACTCTTGAGTTGGTTAAAAATATTCCTACGTTCTTTAGCCGGAATGGAGACAGTGATATTGCTGTTGCTAGTATGACTACGTTGAGTGGTTCAAACTTAATTAACGTAGAAACTACTGACCCTCACGGTTTGGTGCAAGGAAACCCAATTATTGTACAAGGTGCTTTGGTAAATACTGCAAACGGTGCGTTTGTTGTAACAAAGATTATTGACGTAAATACTTTTGAATATACTGCAAAACGAAATTCTGCTTTTACTGGCAATATTTTAGACACGTACACTCAAGTGTTTTTAGGTTCAATCTACCAAGGTTCTGAATTTAAACTTTCAAACTTAAACGGTATTACAACAGATGGTCTTACGCCTTCTACATTGACGGTTACAACTGATTATCCTCTAGGCTTTTTGCCTGAGACTTCTTTCTTTTTGACTAACTCTGTTGGGCAAAAGATTGTAAACTTTAATTCAGCATCAACTACTTACGAAAACTTTCAAAACATTGGGCAATCTCGTGTAGCTAATACTGCTACAGGCGAAACAGACGATTGGGCACTTGCTGGTATTTACGCACAACGTTGGAAACCAAAAGCTAGTGAAACTAAATGGTTTGTAGCAGGCACAGCCGGAAATTCTACAATCACAGTTAATATTGCAACAGGTCAAGAATACATTCAGTTTAATGATGGCGGTCACGGATTTACTGACGGTGAATATGTTGTTTATCTAGAAGGCTGGGACAATACTGCATTAGGCGGTTTAACAGACACGCGCCCATATTGGGTTCGTACTGATGGTCTTTCAGACCCGTTGACACAAATGCGTCTAACAACTGTAAGCAGTACAAGCACTTCCTACGTTAATCTTACAAACGCTGGCACAACAAACAACATGACTCGCTCATGTTTTGTACGTGCTTATGACCCTATTCAAACGTTTACTGGCCCTGCTGACGAAAAAGTTCGTTTTCAAACAGAAATTCCATTTATTGCTAACGACCGAAATCAAGCCGTAGCCATAATGTATACTGCTGTGGGCGGTATTCCTGTTGTAGCAAACGGAACTGATTTTAATTCTTACACTTCTGCAAGCACTCAAATTCAGTACACAAAGAACGTACAAGTAACAGCTAATCAAACAACCTGTCAGTTTTCTACTTCTCCAAACGGAGCTACAACAAACATTAGTGTGGCTACTGTAACTGGCGCTTTAATCTTAATTGACCCAGCACCTTTGGCAGACACCCTGTATTTTCCTGCTCACGGCTTGAAAACAGGAGACGTTGTGTTTTTTGATTCAACGTCTACATCAGTACCAATTACTAAAGCTACTTATTTTTATGTAACTGCTGTAACCCCAGACCGTTTACGTTTCCGAACGTTTAACACAACTTCTGATTTTAACATCACCTCTTATGGTTCAGTAACTGCTACTATTGAAATTAGCGGCTATACTTACATTGATGGCGCTGATGTTTTAAGCGCACCAAGCCACGGCTTAAGCAATGGTGACGTTGTTGTTTACACAAACGAAGGCGGTGCTTCTATTGGGGCACTAACTAACGGTTTGACGTACTATGTGTCACAAAGCACTACTAACACTTTGCAATTGGCAACAACTGCATCAGGCTTAGAAACGCCAAACATTACAATAAACAACCTTGCTACGGGCACTGGTGCAACTGGATATATACACGCAACTTATCGCTACATAATTAAAACAGCCCACGGGTTTGTTACAGGCGACCGTGTTCAGTATACATCTTCTACACCTATAGGCGGTATGCGTAATGGTGCGTTTTACTATATTTATAGAGTTGACGGTAGTAACTTTTACGTACACCGAACAGCTAACGGTGCTGTAACTAATACTGCTTCTGATCGGATTTGGTTTTCGCAACCTTTGTCTGGAACATCACGTTTCCGCAAAACCACTATTGTTGACTTAACTTCTGCTGGAACAGGTTCACAACGGTTAACCGCAAACGTAGATGGTGCTTCTGACGGAGTGTACAACGTTAGTACTATTGTAGACGACACTACTTTTCAAATGTTGACTAATACTCAAATTCCTACTCGTACTATTCAGTTTGACCCAGCGTCATCTGTGTACATTGAAGAAGATGCTATTAGAATTCCAGATCATTATTTCCGTAATGGTTACGAAGTTGTCCTTAGTACTGTTGGTACAGTTCCTACTGGCTTAACTGCTGGAGAAACTTACTTTGTCTTACGAGTGTCTCGCAATTGGTTTCGTTTATGTGCTACTTTAGAAGATAGCGAAAGCAATATCTACATTCCATTAACTGGCACAGGTAGCGGCTTGGCAACTTTGTCCACAGCAAATTTGATTGGCGAAGTCTTAGGGTCAGGTACTGTATCTACTGAATTAGAGAGCACTTTGCTTTCTGGCACAGGGTCTAACTTTACTTCATTCTTTAAAACTGGCGATGCTATTAACATCTACCACGCTGAAGAATATACTGTTAAAGCAGTGGCTAGTATTACCACTTCAACCCAATGGAATACTTCTGGTGTTCATGGTTGGGCAACAGGTCAGTTAGTTATTTTGAGAGCCGAGGTTCAACCTACAGGTTCGCTTTCTGGTAGTTTTTACTATGTTCGTGTAATTGATACAGACACAGTGCAGCTTCATCCAACTTTGGCAGATGCAAACGCTAACTTAAACAGAATTACTGTTTCTGATGCTGGTACGTCCGTAAGTCTTGAAGGTCTTGTGACTATTGGTTCTACAGAGCCAAACCGAGTAGAAAACGTATTGAGTGCTTCTAAAATTCAATTAGCAGAAGCAAGCGCAAATACTACAGGAGGTTTGGAATATTCCGTAGGCACATCTTTGTTGGTTCGTGCAGATGGTTTTGCTTTACATCGTCCTTATGACGGTGGTGTTGAGTTGATTCCTTCTTCTAACCCAGATAGTCAAATGATTCGACAGACACGTAGATACTTCCGTTACCAGTCTGGTAAAGGTATTCAAGTGTCGTTTGCTGTAAACTTTAGTCCAACAACGTCAATGGAACGTATTGTAACAGACGGCAGCACGACTACAGCTACTGTGTACACAAAGTTCCCACATCGACTTACTGTTGGTTTGGATTTAACTTTTACTGGCGTTCCTCTTGTAGGTGCTGTTAATGTATTTAACGGCGTTCATACAGTTGCTTCTATTGTAGATGATTATTCTTTTACAGTTACACTTGCAACAGTTGTTGCGGCAACTTCTACAGGCGGGTTTGGTGAGTTCTATGTTAATAACTGGACTAATAGCAATTTGCGTTGCGGTTTGTTTGACGATCAAAACGGTATGTATTTTGAATACGATGGTCAACAACTTTCAGTTTGCCGCCGGAGTTCAACGCAACAAATTAGCGGCTACCTAACGGTAACTTTCCGTCAAGGCGTTGTGTTTGGTACTGATACTAAATTTACTAGTCAGCTTGCTGTTGGTGAATATTTGGTTATTCGAGGTCAATCTTATTTGATTACAAAAATTGCTGATGATGTTACTTTGTACATTGCACCCTCTTACCGAGGCGTTACAGCAAGTCGCGTAATTGGAACAAAGACAACTGTTGAAAAAGTAACACAAGCAAATTGGAACAACGACAAAGTAGACGGTACTGGTAAAACTGGTTACGCAATAGATATCCACAAGATTCAAATGGCGTACATAGATTACAGTTGGTACGGTGCTGGTAAAATTCGTTTTGGCTTTAAAGATCAAAATGGTAATGTAAAATATGTTCACCAATTTGTCCACAACAACAAGAAAACTGAAGCGTACTTGCGCTCTGGTAACTTGCCTGCTCGTTATGACATTCAAAACATAGGCAAGCCCACCTACGTGCCAGCATTGGCGCATTGGGGTACTTCTGTTATTATGGACGGCGGGTTTGATGACGATAGAGCATACATCTTTAACGCGCAGTCTCCCGACATTCAAGTGACGGGTTCAAATACTGTTAGCGTAACAGGGCGTGTGGCGTATCGGAACAACATTTACTACGGTTTGGATAACAACCGTTTGCGAGCGTTGAACTATGCGTTGCTGATTAACCAATCAAACAGTTACAATCAGATACCACAAGGTGCAATTATTACAGGTGCTGGCCTCCAAGCTAACACTCAGATTGCAAACCCACGTGACAATCAATTTGATGCGAAGCCTTACTTCCCGTCTATTGTGTCATCAGAAGGTTACCAGCCAAGCAACTTGGATGTGCGTAATTTGTTGTTGCTTGATCGTGTACCTACAGCCACTGCTGGTTCTAACAGTACTTACACTGTAACGTTGTCTAACGCAGCTTTGCCTGTTGTTTACGATATTCCATTGATTTCTGTTCGCCTTGCACCGTCTGTTGATACTAACACGATTGGTCTGTTGGGTGAGCGCGAGATCATTAACCGTATGCAACTGACATTGTCTCAAGTTGGTATTTTGTCAACACACACCGCCGAGATTTACTTGATCTTGAACGGCTCAATTGACAATGCTGAGTGGGAACGTGTAACTAATCCATCGTTGTCTCAACTGGTTTACCATAAACCACAAGATGCAATTACTGGCGGCACAAAGATTTACTCTTTCCGTGCTCAGGGTGGTGTAGGCGCAACTGGTCGAACTCCTATTGCAACAACTGAAAATTTGGGTGAGGTTGCTACTCTTGGCAATTCTATTTTGGGTGGTAACAATACTTACCCAGATGGCCCTGATGTTCTAACTATTGTTGCTCGTCTTACAGAAGACCCATCAAGTGTGTCAGCCGCGCAACCGTTTGCGGTTTCTGGCCGTATCTCTTGGGTTGAAAGTCAGGCTTAAAACTAAAAAACTAACGAGTGTAAAAGCTCGTTAGTTTCCCTTATTAACGCTTGAGTAAAGACAAAAATGGATAACGAACTTATTAGTCACAAAGAAATTATAGACCGACTTGGAAACGTAGAAAAAAAAGTAGACGAAGTTTACGTTGAAACTAGAACAATGGTTGATGCTTTTAAAGCAGTTGACGGAGCGTTCACAGTTTTAGGGTGGCTTGCCAAGGTAGCTAAACCGCTGCTTTGGATTGGTGGAATTATCACAGCTATGAGCATTTTGTATGCTCAACTAAAGATTAAGTTGTGATTGACCCTGTAAGTGCCTTTGCTATAGCAACTGGCGCATTTAATATGATCAAGAAAGCTGTAGCAGCCGGAAGAGAAATTGAAGATTGCGCTGGTTATTTTGGAAAATTCTTTCAGGGAGTTAGTGATATTAGTAAAGCTGAGGAGGAGTCAAAAAACCCTCCTCTCTTTCGTAAACTTTTAGATAAAGGGTCTGTGGAAGAAGAAGCTTTTCAAGCTGTTGTTCATAAACAAAAAATTCGTCAGATGGAAAACGATCTGCGAGAGTTGATTACTATCCGATATGGGATTGAACCTTATCGAGAAATGCTTCAAATGCGTAGGCAAATCAAACACGACCGCGAAGTAACAGTTTATAGACAAGCAAAAAGAAGAAAAAATTTACTGTGGAATACCATTGCTATTGGAGCAATTTCATTATGCATAGGTATTCTATGGTGGTTTGTTGTACTCTTTATTGAACTAAAAGCCTAATAATGCTTAAACTTATTAATCGGTTAAACCGTCCCTGTTCACCGAGGGGACACTTATTCTAAAGGAGACTATTTATGTTTAGTCTTAATATACAAAACAAAGCAAGAAAATGTCAGTCTTTGTTTACCATATTGATGTTAACTTTGCTTTTGAGCGGGTGCTCTGCACTTTCTGCCTTTCTTCCCGGAGGCGGCACAAACGTAGCTGCTAATACTCAAATTGGTAAAGAAAATAATCAAACAGGTGTCCAAGTAGGCGATGTTAAATCAAACAGCGTTGAAGCAACAGAAATTGGAAAGCTCTCGCAAGCAGAGACAGCTATCGAAGCCGCCAATGTAACCATCAATTCCCTGCCACCTTGGGTATTGCTACTCATTATTCTAGGTTGGATTCTGCCAAGCCCTATGGAAATATACAGGGGCTTAATAAATGCTATCAAAGGAAGTATAAGCTATCTTTTTGGTGGGCTTTTCACATTAATAAAGTTATTTCGTGATAAATAACAACTAAAATTATAAGAGGAATATATGGAGCCATTGACTGCCGCAGCAGGTGCGAGTATTGTAGGCGCAGGATTAAGTATGCTTGCCGCTGGCGAACGTAACGCCGCAATTACAGAACAAGCAAATCAAAACTTTAACGCAAGTTTATCAACACTGGGTCAACAACGCGGTGTTAATTTTGCAAACCTTTTGTTCCAAGGTGACGAAATAAATCGTCAAATAGGTTCTCAACTTACCCAACTAAACTACGACCAACGGAAAGCATCTGCTACTACTGCTGTAAAAACTACTGAGCGTAACATTTACGGCGCTACAGCAATGAAACTGAATTCGCAAGCTGACAAAGACGCAGCTATGCTAGAAGACGTTATTGTGCAAAAAGGAAAAGCAGCAATGTCTGATGTTCAAGCAGGGCTTGCTACAGCAAACTATTCGTACAACTCAGGTGTGTACGGAGCTTCTCAAAATTTTGCCAACATGCTAAATCAACGCCAAAGCGGGACTGAGATTCTTGCGGGCGCAGTCAGCACAGGTGTATCGTTTGCTTCTGCTGGCTACACCCTAGCACAATAATAAGGATATTACATGGCACAATTTAACTACACGGGCGCACAAGGCTCAGTACAAATAGGAGCTACTCAGTATAACGTTCAACCTAATCTTGCTGCTTCAAACGCCATTAAAGGGCTTGAAAAAAGCATTCTAGGCGCTATGCAAGTAGGCGGTCAAATTAAACAACAAGTACAGCAAGAAGGTTATCAAACTGCTGCACTAGAGCAATCAAAACGTCACGAAGCCTTTCAAACTGAAATTGCTGGTATGGATTACCCAGAGCGTAAAGCTGCTGTAACTTCTTTTAACCAACAGAACGCTTCTTTATATGACGAAACTTCTCGCTTTGGCAAACAACTCTCAGCAAATGAGATTGCTTTTCAAGGCGGTGTTACACAAAGACTTCAAACAGAAGGCGTAGAATACGAGTACTTGGACAACCAAACTTCTCAAAACCTAGCTTTTCTAGACGCTAAAAAACAATGGGTAGGCTCAACGCCAGACCAAAAAACTCAAATTCTTGCAGATTTAAAAGCTTCTCAGATTGACCCACTAAACGGTTTTAACGATAAGTATTCAAAAAAACTTTTAGACAGTGCTCAGACTTCTTTTACAGAGTTTGAAATAGCTGTAAAAAAAGAAGCAATTGCTGCAACAGATCAAACTTTATGGGGAGCAGCCCTTGAAAACGTAGTAACACAAGTTTCAACCTCTGGGACTATTACAAAAGAACAGTATGACGCTGTAGTTGCTCAAAAACTTGGTAAGCTTTCTAATTACAGTGAGAATGGGACTGCCCTACGTCAAAAACTAGACGAAAGCATTCTGTACTCAATCGTAGCAAAAGCAAAAGAAGAAATGGGTAACAACCCAACCTACGCAGGCGCTCAGTTACTAAACCAACGGCTTCAAGATTTTGCTGCTATTTCTCCAAAAGTTAAAGGCAGCGATACGTATTCTAGTGTTTTAAATACTGCCAATGCTCTTTTAAATAAAGTAAACGCTGCTGATTTAGGAAGTTTAAACTCCTTGTTGGGAGACGATGGCGCTTCTCTTTCTGAGTTTAATACTCTTTCTGCAAAGTTGCTGGCGCGAGGTGTGTTGTCGCAAGAAGACTACAATGCCGGAGATTCTAGAAAAAAAGCAACGCTTGTAGAAAAAAACGTTAAACCTCAAATTGTTAAAGCGTATCAAGACGGCGATATAGAAGCTCTTGGTAATTTAATAAGGAATGGAAGAGGAGGCACGGTTTCTACAATTGTTACAGCAAACTTAGAACAAGAACTAGTTTCTTTAGTAAACTCAGACAACGTAGAGCCTAGCAAAGCTATTGGGCAAATTATGGCTAAAGCAAAGAGACTATCAGATCAAGGCATTTATATAAATAAACTTGAAGCTGTTGATAATATTTTAAGTATGCCTAAAAATGGCGGCATTCGAAGTACAGAAGACGCACAACTTTTTGTAAACACTATGCGGGAAGCCCGTAAAAATGATTACAATTCTACTATTCGTAAAGATATGCAGGCTGATTATTTAGTGCTTGAATCTTGGGTAGGCTTGGGAGTACAAGACATTGCTGGAAAATTTGAAACTTACAAACTTAATCCTGCTAAAGCAAGTGACAAAGATGTGGAAGACGCTTATAAAGATATTACAGGTCTAGGTGAAGTGTTTAGTTTTGAGTTATCACCAACAAACGATAAACATTACCGCGCTGCGTTAGTGCCCGGTATTAGAGCACTTATTAAAGCAGGCGTAGACCCTTCAGAGGCTGGCAATTTGTTTGAAAGTGTTATTGATGCAAACTTTGTTAAATTAGGCAATGGTATGTTTAGTTCGGGTTCTGTTTTAATGCCAAAAGTAGGAGCTTTAAATTCTGAAGATGCTTTTAAGACTGTTATCAAGTTCTTTCCAGAGTCAAACGTAATTCCTATGAATGTTTTTGACCCAACAGGTGACTGGTTAGTAATAAATGAAAAAACAGGCGCTGCTGAAATATATCCTCTTGATGCTATTGAGTCTTTGGCTAAGTTTGGCAAGCTTCCTGCTGCCTCGAAATAATAAGGAATATTATATGAATGAATTAAATCTTATTACAGGTATGGGTAGTGCTAACGGAATGGACGAAGGACAAAATAAAAACTTGTCTGCGGTTATGTCAGCTAATTTAGTTCCTACTGATAACTTTAAAAAAGCAATTACCGATCAAAAAATTGGTCGAGCCGAGATGCTAGATTACAAGTCAGGCGGCAGCTTTGGTAAAACATATTTGATGTCTAAGTATTTTAGTAAAGAAGAAAATAAAAAAAACTTTTCTACTCCTGAAACAACTTACGAATATTTAAACAAAGCAATGGCTCTTGACAATCCAATGTTTAAAGCAAGCACAGAGAACACTCGAAAAGCGTTGACCTTTGCTACAGACTTATCTGCTAATATAAAAACTCCTGAAGAATCTAATATGAAACTTCAGAATGTTTTAGGTATTCCAGCTACAGGCGTTATGGATAAAAACACAACAAATGTAGTAGCTAATTATTTGTCTATTTTTGGTGAAGAAGACTTAAAGAAAAAAGTAGCTAAGGGGTTTGTTTCTCCAGTTGCAAAAGAAAAAAATAAAATTATTGACAGTCTTTACGAAGAGTTTGCTGTTACAGAAGGCAATGGAGATACTACTGGCGCAGCACCTACTGGAAAACGTGGTTTGACAGATGCAGCTTATGCTAGTATGAAAAAAAAATACGGTTCTAATATTAGCGAAGAAAAAGCCAGCAAGCTTTATTTAGGTGATGTTTATTCTACTTTTAGTGAAAAACTAACTGGTTTTACTAAACTTGATAGCGAAGTTCAAAAAGGAATTTTAGACGCTGCTTACAATCTAAGCTATACAGAAATGTTGTCTTACCCTATGTTTACAGCAGCAGTTAAAGCAGGTAACAAAGAAGAAATATTTAAAAACCTTTTAGATACTGCAAACGTTGGAGGTCAATCTCTTAAAGGACTTGCCAAGCGTAGGGCGGCTAGTTACAACATGGCAAACACAACCTCTAAAATTACTGCTGTTGAACAAAAAAAAGACGGCACAGTAAATTACTACAAAGGAAAAGCTGTATTCTTTGCTTACGCTCCAAAAAACGGTAAGCATGAAAAATCAACAGCAGGTGTTTTAAAAATATAAGGAAATACTATGGAAGATATGGGCGTTGGCGGTTTAGTTGAAAACGCAGACCCCCTATCAAGCTCCACAGAAGCGCCAGAGCGCGATTTCTCTACGGTTGAGGGGTTTACTCCTAATCGTATTGATGCCGCTGCACTGGCGCTTACTGAGGATAACTTGCTAGGAACAATGATAAACTTTGGAAGTGACATACACACTTCTATGCAATATAACAGCGACCCAGACTTTGACATTAGTAAACGTGAAGAGTTATTTAGTAACGTTGATTCAGAATATTGGGACGAATTGCGGAGTGCAAAAAGCGATAAACACGCTGAGGCATTAGCTTTAAAATATGGGCAAATGTCAAAGACGGCAGGATATTTAGACGAACTTGGCGTTGAAGGGCAGCTTTACCGAATAGCCTCTGTGTTTGCCGATGTGCCTCTTATTTCTGCTGTGCAAAAAGTACGTGGTATTGGTAAAACAGCAGACTTTCTGACAAAATTAAATAAATCTTACCCGGGCAGGGTGTTGTTTACAGGGACTGTTGAAGGTGCTTTTGAAGGAATTAAGCAAATTACTTCTTCAAGAGACCGGACTGAAATGGACATGCTGTTGGCAGTAGCTGGGGGAGGTATTATTGGCGGTATTTATAATCCAAACAAATTTGACCCTGAAATTGTAAAAGTAATAACAGACCTTACTCAAGAAACTGTTAATTCTGTAGGCAAACAAGTGCCTTTAGACAAAGCTGGTAAAATTACTCAGATTGTTCAAAATGCTCAGTTTAATATTACATCCTTTTTTGCACAGTCTCCTTCTGCAACAATGAAAGAATTAGGGGGACGTTTATTTAATGACGTTCTAGGTGGTACTCAACAAAGCGTAAAAGCAATTGAAATTCGTGACAACGTAAAGATGGCAATTGATAGTTCTTTTAGTTTAAACTTTGATGCTTTGTATCTTGACTACGCTAAACTGCTGTACGGTGACACGTTTGTATTGTCTAGCCGTTTACGGTCTTCAAAACAAGAAGAGTTTTACACCTTAGCTGGCGACTTGTATTACAACCGAGCTAACCCTTTGCTTGACAAACTCACACCAGAGTTTAAAGGCAGACTTGAAGCCTCTTTCCAAAAGATGAGCGAAAATTCTTTTGACATTCTTCAACGCAATAAACACACAAAATTTGTAGACGGCTCGATTAAACCCGATGACAACTATATGCCTTTGCGGTGGCTGCGAGACAACGTTAAAACTCTAAGTCAAGAAGGACGGTTTAAACGTGCTGACTTTACTAAGGCTGTTATCAACGGCATGGTAAAGAAGTTTGAAGAGCTTGGCTTAGTAGCAGATGCAGGGCGTGTCAAACGTGCGGCTCAGAAGTTTGCTGGTACTATGTACAAAAAAGATATTAAAGTCGGTGAAAACGGTTTTATTCTACAAGAAAACACAATGAAGAAGGCTCTTGATGAGCTTACTGAGTTGCTGGAACTTACGCCTGATGAAGTTGGGCTAGTGGCAGAAAAAATGCGAGAAGCTAAGGGTGGTGCTGCAAAAGGCACAGCCTCTGCTACAAAAAGCCGCACACCCTTAAGTCTTGAAGGCACATATACAACTAAAGACGGTTATGTTATTAACCTTAAAGATTTTGTAGACACAAACATTCAAAGTGTTTGGGCTAGGTACGGAACAAGCATGAGCGGTGATACCGCTTTGCGTAACCTAGGTATTGAAAGCCGTGCTGATCTACAAAAATTACGTAACCAAATTATAAAGGAGCTTAGTAATGGCGCGGGTGAACTTACGTCGAAAAATCAAGCCTATATTGACAATTTTGACGCTACTGTGGCTCACTTGCTTGGGATGGCTTCTAAAAGTGACCCTAATGGTGACGCTTGGAAAGTAGTACGCCTTGCAAACAACTTGGTCAGAGCCGCTAAACTAGGGGGTACTTGGTTTGCTATGAGCGCTGAAGCCGCTCGTGTAACACATCGTGTGGGTGTTGCGAATATGATTAGAACTATTCCAGCCTTGCGAGACCTTGTTCGTGCCTACCGTGGGAAAGCCACAAGCGATGTATACCGAGAAGGGCAACTGTTTGAAGCACTTGGCGGCGAACTAAATCAAATGGTGTCTATTGCTAGATACGAAGACACCCTAGGTTCGGCTGTTGCCCAAGGCGAACAACGTTTGTTGGACAAAGCGGCTCGATTTGGAGACGCAGCTAACGAGGCAGTAATGCTTTTGGGTGGTGTTAAATCTGGAACGGCTATTCTTGAGTATATGCATTCTATTGGTGCGCGTGTTAAAATGATGAAAATGGCGCAAAAGGGTATGAACGAAAAAGCATACGACTTCTACGGCCTTTACGGTTTTGACAGAGAAACTGCTGATGCTATTGCCAGCAACATTAATAAGTTCGGTTCTAAGGACTTAAACGCCCCTCTGTTGAACTTGGACAAGTGGGATGGGGACTTAGGTCACCGTTGGAGTATCGGCGTTCGTAGGCAGTCTTACGAGCTTGTGCAGCGTAGTAACTTTGGTGATAACGTTGGAATAAGTTTTGGTGGCAAGATGGCTGGGGATACTATCCTAGGCTCATTGGCTATGTCTTTAAAAAACTACATGCTGGTTGCTTACAACAAACAACTAAGCAATGGTTTAGTAAACATTGCCAAAGGTGGTAAATCGCGGATGGATACTCTGGGCAACTGGACTTATCAAACCGCTTTTACAGCAGTCGGTTACATTGCCAAACAATATGCTACGTATCCCAACAACCCAGAAATGCTAGAAAAGAACCTTACGCCTGAGCGGATTGCGGCTAACACCTTTTCAATGACAACTTTTGCTACCTTTATTCCTGCTGTTGTAGACATAGCTGCAAAAGCTGTTGTAGACGAGCCTGTGTTTAATACGTATGCACGCGATCAAAGCCCAACATTAACATCTGCACCAGTAGACTATGCCAACGATGTAATAAGCGGAGCAATTACACTTGGTAAATTTGTATCTCCTTTTGCTACTGCAAGCGAAAACGAGCTACGTAAAGCATTGGGAACACTTCCTCTTGGAAACGCCATTGGTGTTAAAGCACTTACATCAGAACTAGCAGAATCTTTTGGAGAAGATTAATATATGACTACTAAAGATAAAGCATCCTTGGCTCAGTTAAACTCACTTCACGGGCTGGTAGCAGATCAACTTGCTGCCAACCTTGAAGACCCTAAGATTCTAGCTCACGCTATTAAGTTTCTTAAGGACAACGACATTACTGCCGACATAGTCGAGTCTGAGTCGCTGATGAGTCTGACTGATTCAATTAGAAGGATTGCAACCGAGTCGAAAGGCGAAGCCAGCTTTAGCGTAGAAGATATGCTTGAGAAGGCTTCTATCGCTCACTAAGAGCTTTTTATGAGTCTATCCACCCTACCCTACCTGCAAAGGCGGGGAAGGGCGTGTAGGCTCTCTAAAGAGCTTTAAAACATAAAGGAGAATTATGGAAAAAAATGAAATTGCGTTGGCTATTAAGGACTTTAAAGTGTTCCTACGGCTGACTTGGAAACACTTACGACTACCACCACCAACAAGGATGCAGTACTATATTGCTGACTACTTGCAAGAAGGCAACAAGCGCTCACAGCTAGAGGCTTTGCGAGGTATTGGTAAGACATGGATTACAGGGGCGTATGTAGCTTGGCGGCTGCTGCGAAACCCTAATGAAAAGATACTGATCGTATCACAATCTGGTAGCCACTCAGACAACATTTCAATCTTTATTCGCAAACTGATTGACACAATGGACATCTTGGCACACTTGCAGCCACGGTCTGACCAGCGAAGCTCTGTAGTAGCTTTTGACGTTAACGGATGCAATGTATCTGTTCAACCATCTGTAAAAGCGTTGGGTATTACCTCCCAGCTACAGGGTAACCGTGCTTCTTTACTCATCTCTGATGACGTTGAAGGACAACAAAACTCCGCTACTGAGAAGAGGCGGCAGGATTTGCTACAACAAGTTGCTGAATACGAAGCTATTCTCCAGACAACAGACGATGCTCAGATTCTTGTACTAGGTACGCCCCAGACTTCTGAGTCTATTTACAGCCGCTTGCGGGACAAAGGCTACGTAACTCGTATCTACCCTGCACGATACCCTAGTAATGTCAATAGTTACCAAGGTTGTCTGGCTGATTATCTTATTCAGGATATGGCAAAAGACCCTAGTTTAGTGAATACGTCTACGGACGAACGCTTTACTGAGGAAGACCTGTACCAACGTGAGTTGAGCTACGGTAGGAGCGGGTTTAAATTACAGTTTATGATCGATACTACCTTGAGCGATGCTGAAAAGTATCCGCTAAAGACTAGGGATTTGATCGTTAGCGACCTTGATGCGTCACAAGCACCTACTAGATTAGTGTGGTCATCCAACAATAGCCAGTCAATTACAGAGCTTCCAAACATTGGGTTTAGTGGAGACTCTTTACAACGTCCTATATCCCAAGAAGCATATGGGGACTACGAAGGTTCGGTCTTAGCTATTGACCCAAGTGGTCGGGGGCAAGACGAAATGGGCTGGGCTGTGGTCAACCACCTACTAGGAAAAGTATTTGTACCTGCCTTTGGTGGTATGCAGGGCGGCTATGTAGAAGAAAACTTAGTAAAGCTTGCGGAAATAGCCAAGGAATACAAGGTAAACAAGATTGTAACAGAGAGCAACTTTGGTGATGGTATGTTTACTAACCTCTTGATGCCTGTTCTAAACTCTATCTACCCAGTAGGCGTGGAAGAAATTAGGAACAACGTCCAAAAAGAGAAGCGTGTGATCGATTCACTTGAGCCGTTAATGAACCAACATCGATTAGTTATTGACTATATGGCTCTGAAAAAAGATATTGAGTTTGGTCTAAGAGACCCTAAGAGTATTTACTACTCTATGGTTTACCAACTGACTCATATTACTAAGGAGCGTGGTGCTTTGGTTCACGATGACCGACTTGATGCCCTGACACTTGGTGTTCAGTTCTGGAATGAGTACGGTATTCTTAAGCAAAACTCTGACGATGCCCTTGAAGGATACAAGAAAAAGAAGGTAGAGGATGAGTTGCGGCGTAGAGCAAATATCTTTAGAAGTTTGAACCACAAAAAACCTACGTCAAAGCAGTCCCTGCAACGGTTACGAGCGTATTCATAGGTTTACTTCAAAAGAAAAGACATTCTAGGGGCAGGAAGATATAACTCCTATAAGATATCCTTAAGTATCTTAAAGACTCTTTAGTAGCCCCCGCTATTATTGCTATTATTATTGCTATTATCCTTAGAAAAAAAGAGACTCTTACGGTCTCTTAGGTCTGGGTTAGGTTTCCTGTAGGTCTTGGGTCTGTGTCCAAGATCGGTAAGCAATATACAGGAGACCTAACGAGGGCAGGGCGGTTCTAAAAAATACTAAAAAAATATCAGTGGGTATCATAGATTGATAGCAGCCGTGAAGCCCCCATACGCCTTCCAAACGTACCACTAAATACTTACAGAAACCAATGGAATCATGGCATAGTGCTACGAAAGACCTACAGAAACCACGAGACACCTAGAGAATGATGCTACTAAAGTATTCATAAGGCTGTGTTATGGTTTCTTTTTTTTCAAAAGGGCAAGCAAAGGGCAAGCAATGTAGACCAATAGTAGTACGGACATAGCGTGTGTACTGCTAAAGTTGTACAGCTAGTATGCTTGTCAAATATGTAAGTGTATCAAGTCTT